TTACGGGGTTGCAGAAATTGCCGTTTTTCCATCGTATTCTGCAAGGTAAGAGCCGTAATGTCTGAACAGCATTTCCGGTCCTTTATGCCCCATTTGACCAGCAAGCCAGAACAGGTTAACACCCTGGCTAATGTGCCGAGTGGCGAACGTGTGGCGTGTCTGGTACGGATTGCGATAGCGTACTCCAGCCTTTTTAAGGGTCGGTACCCAGGCTTTTTTGCGGATCGCATCTGCGTTTGCCCAAGGAGCGCGAGTTTTCGGATCGCTGAATATGAAGTCGCTTTTTAGCGCCGTGTAGGGCTTTTGTGCCTGAAGAGCTGCCAGTGCTTCGTTGTTCAGTTGTACTTTGCGAGTGCCGGCTTTTGTTTTGGTGCTTTTGATTACCCCGACTACGCTTGCAGTCTGGACATGTGCAGTGTTGCTGATGAAGTCTATATCTGTCCAGCGCAACGCGCACAATTCCGAGCTGCGCAGCCCGGTATTAAAGGCGAAGCGAAACAGATTTTGCCATTCCGGGTAATGACAGGCGTCATAGATTGCTGCTGTCTCTGCTGGCGTAAAAGGATCGACCTCGTAATCATCATTGCCTGGTGTGTTGTCCAATACGTGATACCGGCTGGCGCTGACCAGCGTGACAGGATTTATTGTTAACAAACCATCGGTCACCGCTTCATCTATGGCGCTGCGCAGAAATGAAAGATTATTGCGGATCGTTTTCAATTTTGTTTTTCTGCTGGCGATCCAGTTTTTGAGTACTGCAGGTGTCAGTTCTGACACATGAAATTTATGCAGTGCTGACAGCGCCGACAGGCATTTTTCATAACCTTTAATTGTCGATGGTGACAGGTTACGGTTCTGGCAGATAATTAGGTATTCATCCAGGTAAGATTTTATATTTTTATTTTTTTTCACTCCTCCGAACAGCTTCAGCTTTTGGGAGTTGGGGAAGTATTTTGCATATTCGAAGGTACCATCGATAATCTGATTTTTTATTTCTCCCAGCAGACGCTCGGCGTACTTCACTCCGCGCACGTTTACTTCCATTCTGGAGAGGGGCTCCCGACACAGAACCCCTTTATATGTAAAAGTGATAATCAGAGTGCTACCAGTTTTATGCTGCCGAATAGTTACTCCTCTAGGGAGAGATAATGATCCTTGTTCTTTCTTGCCCATTTTGTAATCTCCATTAAGTCGACCCAACGCTCTTTAACTCCGTCGACTTTTAATACATGAACCCCTTCTTTCCATATTCCTCTTTGTATCCGTTTGTTAACGGCATCAATCGTTTCTCCTGCGTCACGGCAGTAGGTTGATATAGGTACACAATCAAGTCCCATGCATCACCTCACACAACATTCAGGCCACAGCGGTGGCACCATATTTCACTTCAAACATCCGTTTCACAACTTCACGACAGTAGAAGCCGTCAACATCTCGCGTCAGGTCATAGCGATTGCCGTAACGCTGGCGTACCCTTAGCTCAAACGCTTTATTCATTTGTTATTTCCTTTTCAAGGAGCGTAATTTTTTCAGATGAGCTTCCTGCTCAGTGTCAGCCAGAATTTTGTGATATTCTTGGTGGTCAATATGTTCAAACAGGTTGTTGAATTCACCGATGCGTACTCGACCAGTATTACCATCCATTCTCCGGAAGAATACCGAGTGATCAGTACTGCGAATAATTTTTACCGGATAACCAGTGCTATCCGTGTATATCTGTCCACGTTGAATCAGAGCGAACATGTGGCTATCCCCAGTGGCAAATTGAACACACAATCAATGTTACTGCCATTGTAATTCCTGCCATTGTGAATGTTTCAGGCCAGGTCATCACTTCACCTTCTACGCTGTTCTGCTGTAATATGACAGGCGTATTTGTTAATGGTAATGATCAACTCTTGCTCAGCCTCATCCAGGCAATCACCGATACCTCTTCTGTCACCGTCAAAATCAGCGAAATTGGCGCGAATCCTGGCAACATTTCTGATTGCTGACAACACCTCATCAGGGATTACCGGTACTGGCTTGGCTATATATAGTTGCTGAACATACCAGCCATTTGATAACCAACTCTCTGCAACCTCTTTACTCCTTGTTATTGCTGGTATTCCGATTCCGTTATTTACATGCATCCATGCCACTGGATCTGCTTCCAGCGATGCCAGAGCAATTTCATAAGCCCGGCGCTCAATATTGTCCCGAACATCAAGACTGCCAATGCGCTCTTTAATTTCTTTAATCAGTTCTTTGTCGTTCACTTATGTCTCCAATTACCGGATGTCACCAAAAACAATGCTAAAATGCCAACCAGCGCAACAAGAGCAAAACTATCAAGCATTTGTAACCTCTTTTATGGTAACTATCAGATTCGACCTGTACCCTTCGAACTCAGCAACCAGCTTTCGAAGTCCTTCAATCTCACCATTGCGAGCCATCAGGTCGCGATACATGCTTTCGTTCTCATCCAGTAGTGCCAGCACAACCTGCGGTGTGACCTTCATGCGAAACGCACGTAATTTTGGCGGTGTTGCCACTACTTTTATTGCTTCTGTCACCTCACGCAGTTCCTGATAGTCAATCTCACTCACTGGTAGTTTTCTCCTGTCGGAACATTACGATCATCAGGTCGCCTTTTGTCGCTATCCTGGCTGTTGTGCCTGGTTCAATGCGGCTAAGTTCAAATGCGTCATAGAACGCTTCTAATGCCTTCTGGCGTTGCTCCTGCTTACATCGTTTTGTCCACTGTTTGAGAAAAACAGAAGTCAGCATCTGACCAGCTCTGAAAAGGATGTAATACCAGCCAATGACAGCTAAACCAGTATTCATGACTGTATCAATCTTTATTGTGGGGGAAACTGTCATCATATATTCTTACCTTTATGATCTTTCTGATATCTTTCGGATTGTCTTTTTTAACTTTTTACCGTTATTCACGTTACAGTAAATTTCGGCAAGCTCGCGGGATAACATTATTTCTCCGTTGTTTTTATCTATAGCAACGTGACCTGGATTATCACGGATAAATTTCTTTATCATTGGCATTGCCATAAACTCTTCTGGTGTATAGAGGCGTGTAAGGCGGCGAACGTGTTTTATTACTGGTGTTTTATGTTTTGATTCAACCTGAAATACATTAATTTTATTCTGATTTGCCATATTTAATCTTTAATGTGTCACTGGTGCTTCTGGCATACCATGAGTATTCAGATCGTGAATAATTTCATCCAGAAGTAATTCAAGCCCTTCGCGCCCCATAGCAGAGACAATGAATCCATTATCAGGATCTGCGATGAGCATTTTTTGATAGATAAACAAAACTCGTCCCATACCTTCAGCTTCGCCATATTTTTCAATGAATCCCCATTCGACATGGTTTTGCAGAGCAATGCGAAGTGGCCCCGGGTATATACTCATACAACCATGCTTTCCCTTATAAATAACTGCGTGATCTGTGGTTCCGTTATCGTTAGGGATATCAATGGTACCGTTCTTGTTTTCCTCTTCACTGATAAACGTCGCCACATACAGCCAGCGCCATTGAGCGATCTTCAGATCGACTGAAAATCTTCCCAGTAATCCGGCATCATCGGCTTCTGCAATACATTGCATGATTCTTAAACCGTGCCAGCATGGATTGTCGTATTCACCATCATTAAGCCGCTGTACGGCCTCAACATAATCAACGGTTGTATTGCCAATTTTTATGCCATGAGCTGTCGCTTCTGGTTTGAATTCAAAATTGTTCATAATGTTTGTTCCTTTGCTGGTGGAATAATCGTGTAGCCAGCTCTTTTGGCCATCCACAGAAATGTATCCATGCTACAGGCGAATTCATTATCCAGCAGATGTCTTGAGTAAATCACTTTCCCATTTTCAATGATTAGCAATACTCTTACTTTTTCATGTGCTATGTTCTGTCGTTTTTCTTCCATTGATTTATCTCCCATATGCTTTGCGCAAATACAGGTTGGCTATATGAAGATAAGAATCTCCATGTTGTGCAATGAGGCAGGCAGTTTTATACGATGTCTTATGTTTCAGGAAAGTCATAACATAATCTCCTGCGAATAAAGGTTGCAACAATCCACGGCGATAAAACCGTAATAAACATTCATGGAATATTCATTGTTATTGCGCTAATTCTTTTTTGACAGCGGCTTTCGAATATTCACATGCAAAAGACAGGATTTCATCACCTAATGTTTTTGCATTCTGATTATTTGACATCTGTAAAACTTGCGCAGCGCACAACAGACTATGAATGTTTATTGCAAATGAATCCGATGCCAGACAAATACCTTCGAAATTGTCATGGATATTACTATTCACGACTGTTACTCCTTTGCAGCATTGCTACCAGTCAATAACCACATCGGGTCGCAACCAAGAACATTTGCCAGCGGGATAAGCATACTGATAGTAGGTTCGTACTCTCCGCTTTCCCACTGGATGATGATATCTTCATCGAGATCGAGGAGTCTGGCGAGTTCGGCGGTTGTTAAGCCGCAGGTTTCGCGTTGGGTGCGAAGGTTAACCAGCCAGCTTTTGGGGAAGGATTGTTTTTGTTGTGCAGGAGAAGCCGCAGATAGGGCATATTCATGGATAAATTCCATTACCTCAATGCCCAGTTCCTTTGAGCGAGCACAATCCAGAAGATGGAATGTGCGTACAGCACTTAGCAAATTCGCAATATTTAATGCAAAGGAATCAAGTTCTAAGTTATTAAGCGTAATACAGCCACAGTTGATAAAATTAGTTGTTTCTGGAGTTGCTTTTAGTGTCTTCATATATCCACCAACAATTTTAAATTGAACTTAATCAAGTTATAATTGATGGTGCGATATTATGCTTTGAGAAATAGGCTGTCAAGAAAAAATTGATATCGTGTGTTTTAGGCAGAAAAAAACGGGCAAAGCCCGTTAAAATCAAAGACTAACCAAATCTGTTTATATTGAATGGTACTGATGAGATCACTTTAGACTGGATATAAAGCAGAGCTAACCCCTCTTTTTCTATACTCCATGGTTGATAATTGGGGTTATCAGATAACACCATGATTTTGCTTCCAATTTTTTGAAGTCTTTTCACGTAGCATTCTCCATCAAAACAAAATGCATAAATGCCATCGCCATCAAAATAAGTTACTGTCTTATCAAGAAAAAGAAGGTCGCCAGGTGAGATTGTGGGAGCCATACTGTCTCCTCTGGCGTTACCTATTTCTATATTTTTGAATGCCCGATTTCCAACAAGGCGTCGGGCATATTCAGGATCAAGTTCTATTGAGCGCACTACATCTATCAAGTCACCACGGACATGAGTTCCATCACCGCAACTAAACTCAACATCAAGGACATTAAACACGACGCTATCTGTTCTTGTCTGGTGTTTCTCTTGCGAGGAAAAGGTTGGTGAGGAGTCTTCACCTAAGAACCAGGATTGTGGATAACCGCTAATCTCTGATAAATGAGCGAGCTTATCACTCCGTGGAAATGTTTTTCCTGTTGTCCAGTACTGCACTGATTGCGCACTCACACCTAACTTGCGGGCCAGTTGAGCCTGAGTCCATCCTTTTGCTTTCAGCATTGCGGCTATTCGATTTTCCGTGTTTTTGACGTTCTTCATGACCAAATCCTGTGGGTTTCTTTACAAGGATAAATCTTTACTTGATTTTAGTGTATTCGATCCTTTTGCAACTTGCATGTTAATTTAAACTTGATGTATTCTTGATCTATAAAGTTAATATTGGTGCTTTGTTATGAAAGGAAATGATTACGACAAACTTAGTGCATTAATTGCGCAAAATGCCATAGCTCGAAATCTTGGTGTGACGCCGCAAGCGGTGAATCAGTGGTTTTCAAAAAACACAATTCCTGCTCGTTTCGTTTTACGCGTATGTGAAGTAGTTGCATGGAAGGTCACGCCACATGGCTTAAGGCCAGATCTTTATCCTCACCCTGAAGATGGAATTCCTGATTCGTTACGCAAAATTTCAAATCCAAGCTTAGTGCACACAGAGGATTAGAAGTGATGGGAATAGATATGCAGCAATTATCCGCCAAAAAGGCACAGCAGCTTTTGGAATTTGTGAGCAACGTTGAACAGGCCGCAAAGCGCGGCCTGGAGGTAAATCGCGAGCTTGAATTTATACCCGCTGAAAAAAAGATCTCGACAAAACAATGCGAGTGGATTCTGAAGGATTGCAAGCTTTTTCGTAGAGCTATCTACCGCATCTTTGGATTGCAGCAATAGCCTGATTATCGGTTAGGCCGATGTATTCGACCATAACATCCATTTCTTCTGATGTTGTTAGGTTATGGAATACCTCGCTACCTAGTGAATGGAGATTGCCGGAGATGATGTGCCCTTTTTCAACATCATATCCGCCAATGATTTCAGCGATAGTGATGGCACCACGATCGTCACGGATAGCAATCCAGCCAATGCGATGCTCTACATGAACAATTTTTCCTCTCATATCAAAACCTCTCAAGTAATAGGGACTTTAGAGGATACCACCGAGCCTGAAGTGGTGAAAAGACAGGCAAATTGAAGAGACGAACCATGACTCCAGAAGAATTTATCTGCAAACACATAACGGAAAAGCTGGTGGCGGAGGGCTTCCCTGAAATTGTTGCCAGGGGGGGGCATGCCGGGGACTGGATTACTACCGCCGTAGCTCGCAGGCCAGCCGCAAAGGAGCGATGTTTGATGATTGCTTGTTTCGTGCGCGGCAATGGGCACTAGGCCAGACAACAGTTGCAGAACGGAAGGTAAAGAAAAAGTCGGGCAGCAATGGCAATCGCCAACCCGACTTGTTCTAAGTAGTGAGGGTTTTAATGATGATCAATAAACAAAAATTAGTCAACCCTGAAAACCTGCCAGTGATTGAGTGGCAGGGGGTACGCGTAGTTACCACTGAAACGCTGGCGGCGGGATATGGCACGGATGAAGCTAATATCCGTAAAAATCTGTCGCGCAATCTTGAGCGCTTTGAAGATGGGAAACATTATTTTCTTTTAACTGGTGATGCTCTTAAAGCATTTAAGGACAGAGTGACTATTGGTCACTCTGTTGGAAGAAATGCGCGTTCACTCACTCTCTGGACAGAACTCGGCTCTGCCCGCATGTCAAAAATCGTCGATACAGACGAGGCCTGGTCGTTCTTCGAAAAAATGGAGCAGGCGTATTTTCGTAAAGCAACGCCTTCTTCAAACACTATTCCAAACTTTGACGATCCGATCGCTGCTGCTGAAGCGTGGATTGAAGCCAAAAAATCCGAACGCCTTGCTCTCGGGTATGCAGAGCGTCAGGCTCGCTACATCAGCAAACTCGAAAGCTATCTCGCCGATGGCATCACTCCTGTGCAGTTCTGCAAACAACTCAACGGTGTAAACACTCGTCAGATTAATGCGTTCCTTGAAGAGCGTAACTGGCTGTATGACGACCGGCCTGAGGCTATGTATCCGCGCTGGCGTGTAAAAGCGTATGCACGTGACCAATACCTGACTGAGCGTTCTGGGCAGGTTGAGCAGGAAAACGGGGAAATGCGCGAGATTTTCAAACCACTCCTGAAGAAAAAAGGTGCCGCCTGGTTATATCGCCATTATCTGAACGGCGAACTACCGATGAAGAAAACATGGGATGGGCTGTTTACCCATAACACTGAGCTCGCGAATCTTTTACAGGAGAACAAATGATGCAAACCAAGACATGTGTAACTGGTGATGTCGATCTGAAACCTTGCCCGTTCTGCGGAAATCCGGAAGTACAACTCATTGAGGTGAAATATTTTCTGGATGGCGATGATGGTTATTACATCGCATGTACTTGCTGTAACGCAAACCAGATTCCTGATTCGAAAGAACGTGCTGTTCATGACTGGAATCAGCGTGAAGGGGTAGGTGTGGAATGAAATCCAAATGCAAGTACTCAATCGCTGGTTCTGTGACGGAAGGGGGCGTCGTGTCCACGTTATACGCTGGGAGTCTGAAACGCAGCGAGTCATTTACCTGCGTGACGGCTATCCGCACGAATGTTTCAGCCCGTTGTGGTTGTTTCGTCGTGATTTTGTTGAGTGTGAAGCACCTGCATAAGCTTGAACTGCTTAAAAAATCTGGATATATCATTCTGATATCTGGAGTAATGGAGAATGGTATATGGGAAGAAAAGCAAGGCATCTTGCAAATAAAGAAATCATTAAAGTATTGGCTGAACGCTATCCAGAAAGCTTCTTTGTTATTCCATACAAAGTTGTTCCGCTTGTTCACGATATCGTTCATGAGCTTTTTGCCGATCTCGGACATATACCTAAGGAATATAAAAACAGCCTTCGAAGAGCCATCTATCAGTACAAAAGCTCCGTTGCATACCTTCAGTCAGTCGCGTTTGGAGAATATCGCCGCAATCTGGCTGGAAATCGTATTGTCAGAACTTCCGTATCTGAGCGCGAAGAAGCCAGAGCACAACTCAAAGAACGGGGTATCTGGACTCATCGCATGGAGCTTTTGTTCAAAGTTAATATGGGGAGAAAAGAAGCCTCTAATCGCTGAATTTTATCAAAACATTGATTCCTCAATTTCTGGACGTTACACTGTCCCTGCACCTTATAAAGCGGGTGCCGGGCGTGGAAACCCGAAATTGATTACTGAGCATAACCGCGCTCATGCGGTTTTTTTTTGTCATGAGCATTGCTACGCCCAAATTATGGTGGGGCGTACAGGGCCGACTTCGGTCGGGCCGGGTTCGGTAGTCTCCGGTATTTCCACCCCTGTACGTCTCACCACCTATAAGGTCGTGGAAAGCCTTGGTGGTGAGTTTTCTAAAAAACAGACTACCGGGGCTGTCACCATGACTACCACCACTACTCACCCATTCCTCAAAATTGAGACCGTCAACGGTAAGGTTGTTACTACATCTCTTTTCGAATATCTCAAACTATTGCGCTGTGCTGGTGTTCCGGGTTATATTTCCCGCGTTGCTGTAAATCCAGCAACCGGGCTTCGCATCCCGAAACATCACACAGGGCTGACACGCCGTAAGCGTGTTTTTTTGTCTGCGCACGTCTATTCAATGGCGGCTCAGATGGGAGCTTCTTCGGAAGCGCCGGTTTTCCCTTGTGTGTCCGGTAATGCGAATCCTGTCTGGGCTGCCACCAATCATGGTTTCGCATCCGTGGGTGGTAGCTGTAAAGCACACACACAAGGGGCTGTCACCATGACTACCACCACTACTCACCCATTCCTCAAAATTGAGACCGTCAACGGCAAGGCCGTTATTTTCTCCCTGCATGTTGCCTGCCACTTTAAGCGCATGCACCAGAACATCGTCGACAAAATCGAGTATCTAAACTGCTCACGTGAATTCTTCTCCCGTAATTTCATTCCGGGTACTTACCACGTGTATGGCGATTCCCTGCGTGGTTATTACATCACCCTTGATGGGCTGATGATGCTTCAGCTTGGGTTAAGTCTGCGCACAATGCGGTACTACGAGAGCTGCATTGAAGCATTCCATGAGGCTGAAACCAGTCTGAATCACACTGCTTTCCGCCGTAATCAATGGGAGGTGCGCCCATGATTCGCCGCATCGTTAATTCCCTGTATCACCGATACAACCGTTGCCCCCGTGTGGGGCAGTGGTTCACCACCAGCAACGGCCACGTTCTGCGGGTTTGCCTGGTCAATACAGAAAGCCAGAAGGTTGTCTGCCAGGTTCAGGGACGTACTCATACCCTGAGTTATCCGCTGGTGGCGTTTCAGTCCGGAAAAATGTTTAAACGCCTGGGAGGTGGCTATGCGTCCGTCTGATCTTCTACTCGATTTTGGACATCCGGTTGCTTATTACCCTGGGCTCGTTAAATACATGGGAAGTCCGCACGCTGTTATTTTCTTTGGTCAGATTTTTTACTGGCAGGATAAAGCACATGCAGCGGAAGGCGTACATAAAACGCGTGAAGAGATACAACACGAAACCGGACTTACATTTGAACAACAGGCTGTAGCGCGTAAGCATCTTGTGTCAAGAGGCATTTTGGTTGAAACCAACAAGCGTCTTGAGCACAAAATGTTCTACCGTATAGATTGTGAGCGCCTTAATGAAATTATCAATGAAAACAATCAGTTTTCCAGAAATGGGGAAACCCGTTTTCGGGAAACTGTAAAATCCAATTTCGCGGAGGAGGGAAATCCTTCACCGCGGACACGGGAAACCACTCGCTGCGGAGAAGGGAAAACCAATTTCGATCTTACAGAGAATACAACAGAGATTACTTCAGAGAATACTACAGAGAGTAAAAACACTATTGGCGCATCCGCTGACGCGTCTGCACCAGCGCGTTCTGCCCGACAGGAATATTCACCGGAATTTGAACAGGCCTGGCAGGAATATCCCAAACGTGCTGGTGGTAATTCAAAGTCGGCAGCCTTCAAAGCCTGGAAAGCTCGTATCAGGGAGGGAATAAAACCGGAGACCATGCTTGATGGCGTGAAGAGGTATGCCGCCTGGGTACGTGCTACAGGAAATACCGGCACACAGTTCGTGAAGCAGGCTGCGACGTTCTTTGGACCCGATCGTCACTTCGAAGATTTCTGGCAACAGCCAGCCGCTCCCGGAGGTGGGCGACAGCGACAGATAGATATCCTGTCTGGTCTTGGTGCCATGTCTGACGAATTCGGTAAATCCAGTGACAACTTAACATTCTGAGGTGACAGCGATGATGACGTTTAACCTGCGTGAACAGCAGACAAGACTACAGGCACGGATTGATGAGTTACGGTCTGAGATGGCGTTTGCGGAGACCGGGGAAAAACCGTGGCCTTATCGCTCCTGCCTGATACGTGAAGGCCGTGGATATTGCGAAAAACATGGCGAATATCACACGCATATTCTGGTGTGGGGGGATAGTAATGGCGAGGACAGAGAGAAAATTTCACACTGCCCTCACTGCCTGAGTGCTGAAATCAACGATGTGATTATGGAGTTGTCCTCCCTGAAGGCGGAAGAGCTGACTGATAACGCCGGAATTGCACTGCGTTTTCGCGACTGTGAGTTTGAAAACTATCAGGAGATTAATCCTGACGCAGCCAGAAATCTTGCTGCCTGTCGTCGCTATGCCGAAAACTGGGCTGATGTTCTGGAGAACGGCACAAATCTCGTGCTGACTGGCAGTTGTGGCACCGGGAAAAATCACCTGGCGGTTGCAATGGCAAAATATGTCATCCGCAACTATTTCGCCAGTGTTGAGATCACCGACGTGATGCGCCTGACCCGGGCTGTGAAAAACTGCTGGCGGAATGACAGCGAAAAAACTGCGGATGAGGTGATTGAGCATTATGCATCACTGGATCTGCTGATTATCGACGAAGTGGGTGTCCAGTTTGGTAGCGCGGCGGAAATGACCATTCTTCAGGAAATTATCAATGCCCGGTACGAAAGCATTCTGCCAACCATCCTGATCAGCAATCTTTCACCGAAGGCGTTGTGGGCATACATCAGTCCACGTATTGCTGACAGGGTTACGGATGGTGGCCGTAACCTGTTGTCCTTTAACTGGCCCAGCTACCGTGCACATGCCAGAGGTGTGGCAGCATGATCAGCCAGAAAAGCCCGGTCTGGCGTAACGATGATCTGGAAGGTGCTGTTATTGGCGCATTCTTTTTGCGTGGGGCAGATCCGGAAGTGATGGATATTCTGGCCACACTACCGGCGGACGTTTTTTCTGTACGACCGTACCGGGATATCTACACAGGCATCTGCAGACAGGCCCGTGTGTCCGGCGTGATTGATCCTGTGCTGTTGTGCAATGAGATGCCGGAACTTGCCCCGGTGATTACGGATACCGGGCGTAAAACCTGGGTGAAGTCATCTCTGGAACACTATGTTGCAGCTCTGCGACGCAATGCCGCACTGCGTGATGCAGAAAAAACACTGGCCGAAGCATTGCAGAAATTACGCGATGCGCATACCTGTGAAGCAGCTGAAGATGCCCTGAAGGATGCGCAAAACATGATGGCCTCATTGTCGACGGAAAAGGGCATTATTCAGCCGATACATATTGATGATGTGCTTCCGGAGGTGGTTGACCGTGTTGAATGCCGGAATAAGGGGCTGGAGAAATCCAGGACGTTGATGACCGGTATTGATGAACTGGACGCAAAAACAGGCGGCATGGAGCCAGGAGACCTGATATTCATCGCGGCGCGCCCTTCGATGGGGAAAACAGAACTGGCGCTGGATATCATCGACAAAGTGACTGAACAGGGGCGCGGTGTTCTTCTGTTCACAATGGAAATGGCGAACATTCAGATCGGTGAACGCATGGTGTCTGCTGCCGGAGGAATGCCTGTATCGCGCCTGAAATCTGTTTCTCACTTTGGTGACGAAGACTGGGCGCGTTTCATTAAGGGGGTGGAGCTGATGACCGGACGCAATATCTGGATGGTGGACCAGGCGAACCTGACCATTGACGAGATATGCGTAACAACGAAACACCATTTGATTAAACATCCGGAAACGGCACTGGTGGTGGTTGATTATCTCGGGCTGATAAAAACCCGAACCACGGGGCGTCATGATCTTGCCGTGGGTGAAATCTCAAAGGGGCTTAAAGGCCTGGCAAAATCCGGTGGTTTTCCGTTGATTGCGCTGAGTCAGCTCTCCCGCGGTGTGGAGTCCAGACCAAATAAACGTCCCATGAACTCAGACCTGAAAAATTCCGGAGAAATAGAGGCGGATGCTGACATCATTATGATGCTTTACAGGGATGAAGTGTACAACCCGGATACGCAGGCCAGGGGCATCGCAGAAATTAATATCACGAAGCAACGTAATGGTTCTCTGGGGACGATTTACCGACGTTTTTATAACGGACATTTTCTGCCTGTAGACCAGGAAAGCGCACAGTTTCTTTCCACACCAATGCGGCCGTCCAGGCCGCGCAGATACAGTAACAAACGAACTGACAGCAGTAAGATTAAACAACCAGATAATGATTTTTACCCCTGAACAATTACGTAAACAGGCACAGGAAATGTTGCGACAGGCGGAACAACTGGAAAAAACGGGCGTAACAAAAGATGCCATTCGTCGGGATATGGTGCCCGCGTTACGTGAACTGATGCAGGCGAAACACCGCGCACAAAAAGCAATGGATGAGCTGGTGGATTGTGTGGCAGAGCTGGAAACTAAAGTTGGAAAGTTTGAAAAACTGGTGCAGGAGGTACTGCGCTGATGCGTGATATTCAGATGGTTCCAGAACTATGGAGGATGAACAATGAAACTTGAGTCATCTTTAAAACACTTCAGCCCTATGGGGATGCATATCAGCAACGATGTAAAAGGAACTTCGCCAGAGCGTCTCACTAGTACTGATGTTATGGCGGCTATTGGTACCACCAGCAATCGTGAGCGGTTTGGCCTGGCGGCCTTCTTCGGGAAGGTCGGTATTAGCAAGACTGATGAACAGATGGCAGTCCAGGCGCTGGCGCGTCACGCGATGGAAATTGCACCGAAGAATGTGCGTAAAGCAGCTGGTGGTGAATTTGGCTGGTGTATGCTGGTACTGGCGCAGTTTGCCTTTGCTGAGTATTCACGATCGGCGGCTACCAGCGCGACATGCCATAGTTGCAATGGTACCGGACTAACAACCCGTAAGCAGGTCATTCGTAAGGTTTCATACCCATGTGGTAAAGCGCCATATTGGGCCAGTAGATCCCGCGCTGTTCGACCGTCAGACTGGGAGAAATGGACAAAGGTAACGGAAGTTGTAGCAGTCGTTTGCGATGTATGTAAAGGGAAGGGAGTGATAAGTGCCAGGTGTCGTTGTGGTGGAAAGGGAGATGTACTCGACCGCAAAGCCACAAGCGAGCGTGGTGTGCCAGTGTTTAAAATCTGCGAACGTTGCAGCGGAAATGGATTTTCCACGGTACCGTCTACCGCAGTATATAAAGTTGTACTGAAGCGGATACCCGAGCTACACGTCAGGACATGGACGCGTAATTGGAAGCCGTTTCTTGATTCTCTGGTTGACATTTGCCACCAGGAAGAGCGTAAGGCCGATATTGCTTTTCAGAATGTGACAAGTTTTGGTGATGATGTGAACTAAACTTAGGCTTTTTGAGACATAGCACTTGATTTTGTCCGAATCTGTCATGTATGCTTATGAAAATGCGGAATAATACGTAAATGATTTTGATAGAAGCCCCTTTTTGGGGCTTCTATCATTTCAGTCCGTTTGAAAAGCGTTCGAAATTATGGAATTCAAGTTCATCAGCTGTCGATGAGTATTTTATTTTGTTTTCGATGGGACAATATTTTTTAAGTTAGGAATTTACTGGCTTCATGTTTCAGTTTTTTAATCGTTTGATTCGTTCTTTGATTGAACTGACAATTTTGAAAAAATCAGAAATTTCTGGTCTTGGGGCTGTTTGTAGTTCAATGCCTGAATTTTTTTAGATCTTCTTTGAGCGCAACAAAAAAATCACGAAGATTGTTTTCTGGTAAAAGAAGATGATTAACTGATACTTTTCCTATGTAGAATTCACTTGTTGCTTCTCCAGACTCGCGCATGTGTTCATTCATTTCTAATATAATTGTTTTGGTCTTCTTATCAGTTTCCACTTCAGAAAGGGTTACAATACCTATCTGGCTCTTGGTCAAAAAACGAATTTATGTAGCACCAAGTCTTCAGGAGTAATTGGAATTTACACTATTTTCTATAATAGAAGATAGATAATCTATTGTAGGTTTGATCTTTCGTATTGTTTCAATGTTTTTGCCACGCTTCACATTTACTTTTTGCGGTACTAATAATTTCTCTATTGGTTTCGAGTTGCATAAATTTATTGAAACTAAGAACGTTTTCACCAAATTCCACACCAGATTAGTTTTTACCACATTTATTTCCGGTGTTAGTTTAAATGCTGTCAGATGTTTTTACAATATAACCCATTTGATGTGGTTGGTTGCAGCCATTTAGACCACAGTGGATTTCTTCCTTAAATTTGTAGTAACCAATTATCTCCTCAAGTTGTTGAACTCCTTTGTCTGTAGCGGTAACAAAATTTGGTCTGGATATAATTTCCTCCCGGTTTTCAAGTTTCTCGATGCCGTTTCAGTTCTGAGAAAAATCATGAATCGCTCTATTTGAAGGATGAGCGTTTATTTTTTCGGTATAAAAACGAGAACTCCACAAGTTATTTAACTACCGAATACTTGGTGAATAGTGGTTACTTCGCCACACATCTTAAGCCTGCCAATAGGCTGATTTTTTAGGCTCGAAAACGACACAGAACATTAAATTTGATGGCGATTGTGTAATGAGTTTCTCTTGGCATGAGGTCTCTTGACTACATAGGATTTTATTTGTTATGTAAAACAAGTTAATGTTCTTGAATTGTTAGAGGATTGGTTATGAATGACAGTGCTCTGCTCAGAAACTCTTCACTTTTTGTTGCTTATATGGGCTGTCTTGGGTGGGGAAGTGCTTACTTCTATGGCTGGGGAACTTCCTTTTACTATGGTTTTCCATGGTGGGTTGTTGGTGCTGGCGTAGATGATGTGGCCAGAAGCCTTTTTTATGCTGTTACAGTCATTGTTATATTCCTGATTGGATGGGGTACTGGTGTTGTTTTTTTCTTGGGGATCAAACAAAGAAATAATGTGCAGGATCTGAGTTTTATCAGACTTTTTCTGGCGATATTGCTGCTTTTGGTTTCTCCTGCTCTGGAGTTTTCTGTAATTCATCGGCATGTTGTGCTAGATGCACTGGTTTTATGTGTTATTGCTGCATTAATCATGTCGATTTTTGTCAGGTCAGGAAGAAGACTTATTTTAGTCAAATGTTTTTCGGAAGTATCTTTTATTCGTCATCACTTGATTGAGTGTATGATGGCCGGATTTATGATCTATTTCTGGGGATTTTCACTTATTGCCGGTTGGTATAAGCCTCAGTTTAAGAATGAATATCAGATGCTACACTATGAGAGTGTCTGGTATTATGTTCTTGCTCGCTATGATGATCGGCTTGTTTTGTCAACATCATATAAAAGTGGGAGTGACAAATTCGTTATACTTAATACTAAGAATACTGATAATTTTGAAATTAACATGGTTAGAGTGCGTTGAAATAATATTTTAAAGAATAGTATGTTAATGTGTCGATTTTATGTGAGATGAGTGGTTAATTATATAAAATAAGATGCATGCTATTAAATGTATATTTTAAGATGAGGTTATTGTATGAGTAATTTTAATTGCGTTGCAGGTCTTATTTTTATTTTTAGTGCTATTTTAGATTGTGCTTTTGCTGCTGACATTAATACTAATGTAGTTACTGTTAAATCAATAAAAGCCGACTGGTCACAGGATTCAGATAATAATAGATATTATTATATGTTTGATGGATTGACTAATATTGGAAGTGATTGTGGATATTCTGAATGGGCTCGTTCAGGTGATAATAATATAAATAAAATATTACATGAGGCATATTTTTTAGGATACGGTGTTAAGATGGGGATCAGAAGGGAGGCCTGTACTATTACTACTGTTGTAATTGATAAAACATATTGACTTTTTGAGTGTTGTATAATGTTTAAAATACGTTTTAAAAGTAGAGTGTTACTTATTAATATATTTAAGTTATTTCTTGTATCAGCTTTTGTATTATCCAATATCGCATATTCAAATGATCTTTTTCGTGCTGATACTAGAGCTCCAAATCAACTTAGGAGAGTTAATGGTTTGTTACCAAGAGGTCAGGATGATGCATATGAACGTGGTACGCCTATAAATATTAATCTATTCGATCATGTTATGGGAATGCCTACTGGCAATACGAGATATGATGATGGATATGTATCAACTACAACTACATTAAATGAGGCGCATAATATTGGTCAAAATATGTTTGGTGGCAGTAATGAGTATTATATATATGTTATTTCACCTGCACCAAACATGTTTGATGTTAATGGTGTTCTTGGTCGTTACAGTCCTCATCCATATGAAAATGAAGTTGCTGCACTTGGTGGAATACCTTTCTCTCAAATAATTGGTTGGTATCGTGTTAACTTTGGAGTTATTGAAACTCCTATGGTCAGAAACAGAGCATACAGAAGTGATCTGTTTCATGGTTTGAATATAGCTCCTAATGAAGATGGTTATCGTCTTGCTGGTTTTCCTGATGGACATCAGGCATGGAGAGAAGAACCATGGAGGAGATATGCTCCATTACAATGTTCCACTGATTTGAGAGTAATTAGTATAATCACATGTCATTCAATAATAAATGGCCTTTCTAACAAAAAATTGTCTGATTTGAAAAAGAAACTTCTTAGTGTAATGGCATTACCAGTATTGTTGTTAATTGATGATTTTTAATTTTTGTTGTGTTTTTATTATATGGATTGGTAACTTTTTATATTGTTTATTTCTACTGTATTATTTTGTGAAAATAATTATTTTTCTTGTTGGCTGTTTGTCATTGATGTTGCTTGGTATTTTTATGTATATGTCTGTATGTTAAGTTATATTGTTTAAATTACGTATGATTTTTCTTAATATATTAATTTGTTTTTATATCAGGAGAAATTTTATATCTGAAACCAAGTCCCATATTTTTGCAGAGGTGAGGTTGTGAGTTCGATAGATAAGATTTCAACTGGTATTTCCTATGGCACCTCCGTAGGCAGTGCTGGCTACTGGTTTTTACAGTGGCTTGATCAGGTCAGTCCGTCACAGTGGGCGGCAATTGGTGTACTGGGAAGTCTGGCACTGGGCTTTCTGACTTATCTGACGAATCTGTATTTCAAGATTAAAGAAGACAGGCGTAAGGCTGCACGGAGGGAATGACTCAGCGAACTATTCTCTTGTTCAGAAAATTACCAGTTGATCTGGTTTTATCGGAGATGCTCTTCTTTAATGTACAGAAACAAATTTTTAACTTTATCTGAACTTGAGTGATAATTTATTTAAGAGTCGTTTTTTTTGGAGGCAGGCATGACTTTTGTCCCATAAGCAATTACAGGAACTGAATTCTTCATTAATCCATTCGTTTATATTATGTTTCAGTTGTTGAAGTATTAATGGTGTCAATGCAGTTTTTATAATATCCAGCGTTTCTGTCGAGAGACGGCCATATGGTTCAGCGATAATGGATTTCGTTACATTATAATTGTCCTTGAGGAGTATCAGAAATTCTGACTTAACTTTTTCGTTCAGTACAAGCATAAATACTCTGTGTAAGTTGTCTTTATCATTCATTTTCAAAGCTTCATCTTTGGTCATCCGGCGTGTAGCCCTGGGGTATGTGCATCAGATGTGTTATGAGCCTCTGATGACAGATCTAACATAGCCGGGATTCAGAAGACTATAAATCCTGATAAATATACATGAACGCAAAAATCAGATACGGCCTGTCGGCTACTGTACTAGCGCTGATTGGTGCAGGCGCGTCTGCTCCTCAAATACTTGACCAGTTTCTGGACGAAAAAGAAGGTAACCACACCACTGCATACCGTGATGGTTCCGGCATATGGACCATCTGCCGGGGAGCAACGATGGTGGATGGTAAACCTGTTATTCAGGGCATGAAACTGACGAAGGAAAAATGTGGCCAGGTTAATGCCATTGAACGTGATAAGGCACTGGCATGGGTGGAACGCAATATTAAAGTACCACTGACCGAACCACAGAAAGCGGGTATAGCGTCATTTTGTCCCTATAACATTGGCCCCGGTAAGTGTTTCCCGTCGACGTTTTATAAGCAGCTGAATGCCGGTGATCGTAAGGGGGCATGCGAGGCGATTCGCTGGTGGATAAAAGATGGTGGGCGCGATTGCCGTATACGTTCAAATAACTGCTACGGACAGGTTATTCGTCGTGACCAGGAAAGCGCATTAGCCTGTTGGGGGATAGATCAGTGAGCAGAGTTACCGCGATTATTTATGCTCTGGTTATCTGCATCATCGTCTGCCTGTCATGGGCTGTTAATCATTACCGTGATAACGCCATTACCTATAAAGAACAGCGCGATAAAGCCACGTACATCATCGCTGACATACAGAAGCGTCAACGTGATGTAGCAGAACTCGACGCCAGATACACAAAGGAGCTTGCTGATGCTAACGCGACTATCGAAAGTCTCCGTGCTGATGTTTCTGCTGGGCGTAAGCGCCTGCAAGTCGCCGCCACCTGTGCAAAGTCAACGACCGGAGCCAGCAGCATGGGCGATGGAGAAAGCCCAGGACTTACAGCAGATGCTGAACTCAATTATTACCGTCTCCGAAGTGGAATCGACAGGATAACCGCGCAGGTTAACTACCTGCAGGAGTACATCAGGACGCAGTGCTTAAAATAATTTTAATTTCACTGAAATTTAACAAGTGACTTTCAGGAAAATGCCTCGCAGAAGCGGGGCTTTTTTATATCCGCAGTAAACGCGCATCTCACGCGCATATTAACGAGAGCCTTTCAGTAAGCGGGCCTGAGAATTGCCGTTATAGGTGGCGACCTCTCTCGGGCGGCTTTTCTGTGAGACAGGCTCACTTTCTAAAAGGTAAAGACGCCATGAAAGCAATCACGCTTTTTAATACACCGATCCGTGTTGATGAATCAGGAATGATCTGCCTCACTGATATGTGGAAAGCCAGTGGTAAAAGTGAATCTGAATCTCCGTACCACTACCTGCGAAACAAGCAGACCAAAGAGTTCTTAGCCGAGCTGGAGAAAAACCACGAATCTGTGGTTTTTACTGAGCGCGGTGTACACGGTGGAACATATGGCGGGAAGTTTGTTGCTTATGATTATGCAGCATGGCTAAACCCCGGATTTAAATATGCAGCCTATAAAGTCCTGGATGACTACTTCACCGGAGAACTTCAGCATCGCAACAGCTTGAGTGCGCAGCTCAATATGAAGTGTCATGAGTTTGATCAGAAAAAAGATATGGCGAGCTTTTGTGGACAAGGGCTGGCGGCATGGCGCTATACGAAGCCAGTGTTGGTCGCTGAGATTAACTCACTGGCTAACCAGCTGCAGATTACGATCCCCGGGCTTCCGGGATGAGTGATCGTGTCATTGAATGCGCCTCCAGAGCGGGGCGCGACTTCTCAGAGTTCATGAAAGGTGAGAAGGGCATGATGGAAGCATTGGCCTCGGTGGATGAGTTTGGCGAGCAGCTGCGCCTCAACGGCTGTGTCAATCATCACTTTGTTAGCTACATGATGCGGAACTCGATCATGCAGGCATTCATGGACATGGCAAAAGCCGAGAGGAAAGAAGAGCGCCGGCGTAAGCGAGCGGAAGCAAAAGCGAAGTAGCCATTACAAAGCCCATCTACTGGTGGACTTAACAATGGCTTATACCCTGCACGGGATAACTTAACTGATATCCCTTTTAACGGATAAAGGTATTCAAGCCTGACACATCATGCGCTGTATCGTCGCCGTATTCCCGTATTAACAGAGACCGTAGCCCGACGGTGAACTCCTTCTGCGAGAGTGTGCGGGAATAATCAAAAACGATGCACACCGGGTTTTTACCGCGTTTATAGTTCGCGGGTTTGTCCCTCATGTTCGCCAGTCCTGTGCGGGGGTGGAAGAAACAGGACACTTACACAGATTCTTGTGGGCACGATGCTATGCCTTTCTGGATTATCCCGATGCCATTCATGCAAGGCGTTGTATCAGACGTTCGTCAGAGCTGTCAGGCTGACGGGTCCTCCAGGTGGGGTGGCCTGCCACGGGGCGGGAGCGCGCGGAAAAAGGCTAGTTTTTGAAATTTCATTCGTCATCACCACTACTGTAATATATTGATATTACAGCGATTTTATTTTTGTGGTGTCGATTTTGATTGTTTTTTGTTCATCACTAACACCGTTTGCCTAAAGTTGTTCGCAAGATGCATGTTTAAAACATTCTGGAGCGGGTATGGATCGAGAGTTAAAAAATCTGACGCTGAATATCAGTCAACTGGCGGCACTGTCAGGTGTACATCGCCAGACTGCTGCGGCAAGGCTGCAAAATCTACCCGTTGCAGGGGGGCATGAAAGCAACCTCAAGCTTTATCGGGTGGTTGATATTGTGTCGGCATTTCTGGCATTACCACCGCCGGTTGCAGAAGGCGAAATGGACGCGCATGAGCGCAAAGCCTGGTATCAGTCTGAACGTGAGCGTCTTAAGTTCGAACAGGAAACGGCACAACTCATTCCGGCCAGTGATGTCAGACGGGAGTTTGCCATCTGGGCAAAAGCGGTCGTGCAGGTGCTGGAGACATTACCGGATATTCTTGAACGTGACTGCGGTCTGCAGCCTGCCGCTGTGAGCCGTGTTCAGTCCATTATTGATGATCTGCGCGATCAGATAGCCCTGCGGGTGACTGAAGCAGGTGCGGATGATGAGGAGGAATTACAGCAGGAGGAGTAATGCTGAATCAGGAAACCGCAAAGGCAGCACGAACCGATTCAGGTTATATCCTTCGCGCACCGAGACGAATGCGGGTTGCTGATGCCGTTGCTCAGTATATGCGGGTGCCCATGGGGGCCGGGAACTCAGTCCCGTGGGATCCGCTGGTGGCACCGTATGTTATTGAGCCGATGAACTGCCTGGCCTCACGTGAATACGACGCAGTGATATTTGTTGGCCCGGCACGAACCGGCAAGACTATCGGCCTGATTGACGGCTGGGTGATTTACAACGTGATTTGCGATCCTGCTGATATGCTGATCATTCAGATGACGGAGGAAAAAGCCCGCGAACACTCCAAAAAACGACTCGCCAGAACGTTTCGCGTCAGCCCGGAAGTGGTCAGTCGCCTGAGTCCGAACAAAAATGACAACAACGTTTATGACAGAACATTCCTTGCTGGCAACTACCTGAAAATCGGCTGGCCGTCAGTCAATATCATGTCCTCATCAGATTATAAATGCGTCGCGCTGACGGATTATGACCGTTTTCCGGAAGATATTGATGGCGAGGGGGATGCCTTCTCTCTTGCCTCAAAACGTACCACCACATTTATGTCCAGTGGTATGACGCTGGTGGAGAGTTCCCCCGGCAGGGATGTGAAGGATGTGAAATGGCGACGGACTTCACCGCATGAGGCTCCACCAACCACGGGGATCCTGTCGCTCTATAACCGTGGTGATCGCCGTCGCTGGTACTGGCCCTGTCCACACTGTGGTGAGTATTTTCAGCCCTGCGGCGATGTGGTTGCTGGTTTCCGTGATATTGCCGATCCCGTGCTGGCAAGTGAGGCGGCTTATATTCAGTGTCCTTCCTGTTCAGGACGGATTATGCCTGAACAAAAACGTGAGCTGAACGGACGTGGGGTCTGGTTGCGGGATGGTGAATCCATCAATGCGGATGGCAGTCGTTATGGTGATCCCCGACGCTCACGTATTGCGTCATTCTGGATGGAGGGTCCGGCAGCTGCTTACCAGACACTCTCGCAACTCGTTTACAAACTGCTTACTGCAGAACAGGAATACGAGACAACCGGAAGTGAAGAAACACTCAAGACGGTTATCAATACCGACTGGGGATTACCTTATCTTCCCCGCGCCAGCATGGAGCAACGAAAAAGTGAATTGCTTGAGCAGCGGGCAGAGCCAGTTCCTTCCCGCAGTGTGCCGGATGGCGTTAATTTCCTTGTGGCGACAGTGGATGTGCAGGCGGGACGTCATCGCCGTTTTGTGGTTCAGGTAACGGGCTATGGCAGCCGTGGCGAACGCTGGATTATTGATCGTTACAACATCACGCAGTCATTGCGCGGTGACAACGACGGGGAGAGCCAGCGAATTGATCCGGCCAGCTATCCGGAAGACTGGGATGTCCTGCTGACGGATGTTTTTCATAAAAGCTGGCCGCTGGCCTCCGACCCTTCTCAACAAATGCGACTGATGGCAATGGCGGTGGACTCCGGCGGTGAAGACGGGGTCACTGATAATGCCTATAAATTCTGGCGTCGTTGCCGTCGTGATGGCCTTGGTAAACGTATTTACCTGTTTAAGGGCGACAGCATCCGGCGCGCAAAACTGATCACCCGTACATTCCCTGATAACACCGGACGAACGGGCCGACGGGCGCAGGCCGCAGGTGATGTGCCGCTCTGGCTTCTTCAGACGGATGCACTGAAAGACCGGGTGAATAACGCGTTATGGCGTGACTCGCCAGGTCCCGGCTATGTGCATTTCCCTGACTGGCTGGGGAGCTGGTTTTACGACGAACTGACGTATGAAGAGCGGAGCAGTGACGGGAAATGGAGTAAGCCGGGTCGCGGTGCCAACGAAGCTTTTGACCTGATGGTGTATGCCGAGGCTCTGGTCATTCTGCATGGATACGAAAAGATCCGCTGGCCGGATGCACCGGAGTGGGCGAGCCGGGAAACCTGGCTGGAGTGTGTCCCGGACAGTACCGAACCGTCACCCTCACCGGACCCGGTATCCACGCCTGTTAAAAAACAAAAACGGAAGAAAACAGTAACTGACGATGTTAACCCCTGGCTGACTTCCGGAGGATGGTTATGAATCAGAATGATATTGAAGTCATGATTCAGCGTTATACGGAAGCTGAAATGGCGGTGCTGGACGGAAAATCCGTCACCTTTAATGGTCAGCAGATGACCATGGAAAACTTATCTGAGATCCGGCAGGGACGGCAGGAGTGGGAGCGCCGCCTTGCGGCTCTGATTACACGACGACGGGGGCATCCCGGGTACCGGCTGGCGAGGTTCTGATGTCAATTCTTGATGATGTGATTGGCGTTTTTTCACCAGGATGGAAAGCGGCAAGGCTGCGTTCCCGTGCGGTGATCCAGGCTTATGAGGCCGTAAAAACGACGCGGACACACAAAGCCCGACGGGAGAACCGAACTGCCGACCAGTTAAGCCAGTACGGGGCCGTGTCGTTACGTGAGCAGGCCCGTTACCTTGATAACAACCACGATCTGGTTATTGGTGTATTTGACAAGCTGGAAGAACGGGTGGTGGGGAAAAACGGGATTATTGTCGAGCCACATCCGGTATTACGCAATGGGGCCATTGCCCGTGACCTGGCTGCGGAGATTCGCACCCGATGGAGTGAATGGTCTGTCAGCCCGGAAGTCACCGGGCAGTTTACCCGTCCGATGCTGGAACGTCTGATGCTTCGTACCTGGCTGCGCGATGGTGAGGTGTTTGCCCAGATGGTTTCCGGGCGCATAAACAGCCTGACGCCTTCTGCCGGTGTTCATTTCTGGCTGGAGGCACTCGAGCCGGACTTTATTCCCATGACCAGTGATGAGAGCAACAGGCTGAATCAGGGCGTGTTTGTTGATGACTGGGGGCGTCCCGAAAAATATCTGGTGTATAAAAGTCGTCCTGTATCCGGACGGCAGATGGAAACCAAAGAAGTGGATGCAGAGCGAATGCTGCATCTTAAATTTGTTCGCCGTCTGCACCAGATGCGCGGGACGTCTTTGTTGTCCGGTGTGCTGATCCGCCTCAGTGCCCTGAAAGAGTATGAAGATTCTGAGCTGACTGCAGCAAGGATCGCCGCTGCTCTGGGGATGTACATCCGCAAAGGCGACGGGCAGAGCTATGAACCGGATGGTAATGGCAGCAAGGATAAGGAACGCGAGCTTACCATTCAGCCAGGCATTATTTACGACGATCTGAAACCCGGCGAAGAAATCGGAATGGTGAAGTCGGATCGTCCCAATCCTAACCTTGAAACTTTTCGTAATGGTCAGTTGCGTGCCGTGGCGGCGGGCAGTCGTCTGAGTTTTTCCAGTACAGCGCGCAACTATAACGGCACTTACAGCGCCCAGCGTCAGGAGCTGGTTGAATCCACTGATGGCTACCTGATCCTGCAGGACTGGTTTATTGGTGCCGTCACCCGCCCGATGTATCGTGCCTGGCTGAAACAGGCTGTGGCATCCGGTGTTATCAGACTACCCCGCGATCTTGACCGTTCTTCACTGTATACCGCGGTGTATTCCGGACCGGTGATGCCGTGGATTGACCCTGTTAAGGAGGCTGAGGCTTGGAAAATTCAGATTCGTGGTGGAGCAGCGACAGAATCAGACTGGGTACGTGCAGGTGGTCGTAATCCGGATGATGTCAAACGTCGGCGCAAGGCCGAAATTGATGAAAACCGCAAGCTGGATCTGGTATTTGATACCGATCCGGCCAGTGATAAAGGAGGCAGCAGTGCCGCAACGAAACGACAGGAGCCGCAGCACACCGACGACCAGTCCGAAGAATAATTCCTGGTTCAGGATGCAGGCTGGTCACCAGAGTGACGCGGATATTTATATTTATGACGAGATTGGTTTCTGGGGTGTTACAGCGAAGCAGTTTATCAGTGATCTGAATGCACTGGGCGATATCACCCACATTAATCTCCATATCAATTCACCGGGTGGCGATGTCTTTGAAGGCATCGCCATTTTTAATGCGCTGAAAACACATGGTGCGTCCATTACCGTTTATGTCGACGGTGTGGCGGCGTCAATGGCGTCGGTCATTGCGATGGTGGGAAACCCGGTCATTATGCCGGAAAACACCTTCATGATGATTCATAAACCATTTGGCTTTACGGGCGGTGATGCGGAGGACATGCGCACCTATGCCGACCTGCTCGATAAGGTTGAGGCGGTTCTGTTACCCGCTTATGCACAGAAAACCGGGAAAACTACCGATGAAATTGCTGCCATGCTGGCGGATGAGACCTGGATGTCCGGTGCCGAATGTCTGGCACATGGATTTGCTGATCAGGTAACGCCAGCCGTTAAGGCAATGGCATGTATTCAGTCAAAACGTACAGAGGAATTTAAAAAGATGCCGGAATCCATTCGAAACATGATTACTCCGCCACGCAACAGTGCTCCACGCGTACAGGATAATGAACCTGAAGTCTCCCGGACGCCAGTGCAGGCAGCAGCACCCGTGGTGGATGAAAACAGTATCCGTGCGCAGGTACTGGCAGAGCAAAAAGCGCGTGTAAACGGTATTAATGATCTGTTTGCCATGTTTGGCGGGCGTTATCAGACGCTGCAGGCTCAGTGTCTTGCCGATCCTGAATGTTCACTGGAGCAGGCCCGCGAAAAGCTGTTGAACGAGATGGGGCGCGAGTCCACGCCATCCAATAAAAATACCCCGGCTCATATTTATGCCGGTAACGGTAATTTTGTGGGGGACGGGATCCGCCAGGCGCTGATGGCGCGTGCCGGATTTGAAAAAACCGAACGTGATAATGTCTACAACGGGATGACCCTGCGTGAATATGCCCGTATGTCACTGACTGAACGGGGTATTGGGGTTTCCGGTTATAACCCGATGCAGATGGTCGGTGCGGCGTTCACACACAGTACGTCTGACTTCGGTAATATTCTGCTGGATGTTGCGAACAAAGCCATTCTGCAGGGCTGGGAAGATGCCCCTGAAACCTATGAACAGTGGACGCGGAAAGGTCAGTTGTCTGATTTTAAAATTGCCCATCGTGTGGGTATGGGGGGCTTCAGTGCTCTGCGTCAGGTGCGTGAAGGGGCGGAATATAAATACGTCACCACCGGAGATAAACAGGCCACTATTGCACTGGCGACCTATGGCGAGCTGTTCAGTATCACCCGTCAGGCCATTATCAATGATGATCTGAATATGCTGACCGATGTCCCGATGAAACTGGGCCGTGCGGCGAAATCCACTATTGCCGATCTGGTTTATGCCATTCTGACGTCTAACCCGAAAATCTCCACAGATAATGTAAGTCTGTTCGATAAAGCGAAACATGCAAACGTACTGGAGAGCGCTGCAATGGACGTGGCATCGCTGGATAAAGCCCGCCAGTTGATGCGCGTTCAGAAAGAGGGGGAGCGTCATCTGAATATTCGTCCTGCGTTCGTACTGGTACCGACGGCGATAGAGTCTGTTGCTAACCAGGTCATTCGCTCCTCAAGTGTCAAGGGGGCTGACATTAACGCCGGTATTATTAACCCGGTGAAAGATTTTGCGACCGTTATTGCAGAGCCTCGTCTTGATGATAACAGCCAGACCACCTTCTACCTGGCTGCGTCAAAAGGCTCCGATACGATTGAAGTGGCTTATCTCAACGGTGTGGATACGCCATATATTGATCAGATGGAGGGCTTCAGTGTGGATGGCGTGACAACGAAAGTGCGTATTGACGCCGGTGTCGCGCCAGTTGATCACCGCGGTCTGGTGAAATGTACGGCGTAAACGTCGCAGACAACAACTCTGATGGCCCGTAAGGGCTTTTTTTGTACCTGAAATCAGCCCCTGAACGGGGCTGTGCGGAGACAGTTATGGCAAAGAATTTTGTAGAAGAAGGAAAAACGGTGGCGATTGTTGCCAGTGCAGCCATCAGCAGCGGAGATCTGGTGCAGGTGGGTGATGTTTTTGCGGTGGCGCTGACCGATATTCCACAGGGTGAAACAGGCGACGGCATGACCGAAGGTGTGTTTATGCTGCCTAAGCTGAAAACGGATGACATGAAAACGGGTAAGAAGGTTTATCTGAAGTCCGGAAAAGTTCAGCTGACTAACAGCGGCTCTGATCCGCTGGTCGGGGTTGTCTGGGCAGATGCCGGAACCAGTGCAGAAGAAGTGCTGGTAAAACTCAATGTCTGATCCCTTTTCCCGGCTGGCAGCGCGTATGGATGCGATCACGGTCAGAAAGATGGGAAAGACAGCCTCGATTAATGATGTCGATATGACTGTGATCCCGGGAGAAACACTGGCAGAGCTGAATGCTCTGTCCGGACCTGCGGTCTCTCTGGTGGTGTTTTCTTCGGGATACCGCCCACGGCGCGGGGATCGCGTTGTTTATGACGGACAACAATGGACGGTCACACGGCATGAACGCTTTAACGGTAAGCCAATGATCTTTATTGAGTAAAGAGGTGTGGGATGAAGGGGCTTGAGAATGCCATCCGCAATCTGAACAGCCTTGATACCCGTATGGTGCCACAGGCCAGCGCATGGGCGATAAACCGTGTGGCACAGAAAGCGGTCTCGGTTGCCACCCGGCAGGTTGCCGGGAATACCGTTGCGGGAGATAACCAGGTGAAAGGGATCCCCCTGAAACTGGTACGTCAGCGTGTCCGGGTGTTTAAAGCCAGTCCGTCAGGAAAAATGACGGCCAGGATCCGCGTTAACCGGGGTAATCTGCCCGCCATCAAACTGAACACAACACGGCGGCGTGCTGGTGAAGGACTGAGAGTGGGAAAATACTTTTTCCGTGGGGCATTTGTTCAGCAACTGGCGAATGGCCGCTGGCATGTTCTGAGGCGTCTTCCTGAAGCGCGTTTTGCAACAGGGCATGACCATCAGGGCAGGCCAAGAAAAAATCGTCTTCCTGTGGAGGTAGTGAAAATCCCGCTGTCCGGACCGCTGACACAGGCATTTGAAGATGCCCGCGACCGCATCATTGCTGCGGAAATGCCGAAACAGCTGGGGTATGCACTGAAACAACAACTGAGATTATGGCTGACCCGATGAACCGACATACACAAATCCGCCAGGTCGTACTGGCACGCCTTCGGGAACAGTGTGGAGACAGCGCCACGTTTTTTGACGGGCTTCCGGCATTTATTGATGCGCAGGAACTGCCTGCCGTGGCGGTGTGGCTGAGTGATGCTCAGTACACCGGAAAAATGACGGATGAAGATGACTGGCAGGCTGTTCTGCATATTGCCGTCTTCATCCGGGCACAGGCACCGGATTCAGAGCTGGATATGTGGATGGAGAGCACCATTTTTCCTGCCCTGAATGATATACCGGCACTTTCCGGACTCATCGACACCCTGATCCCACTCGGTTTTAACTATCAACGTGATAATGAGATGGCCACCTGGGCGATGGCGGAAATCACGTACCAGATCACGTACACGAATTAAGGAGGTGGTAATGACCACACCAAATCCACTGGCAAAGACGAAAGGTGCGGGGACGACGTTCTGGATGTATACCGGCAACGGCGATGCGTTTGCGAATCCTTTGTCGGACACTGACTGGCTGCGTCTTGCGATGGTGAAGGATCTGCAACCTGGCGAAATGACCGCTGATGCAGAAGATGACACTTATCTCGATGATGAAGATGCAGACTGGAAAACAACAACCCAGGGGCAGAAATCCGTCGGTGATACTTCTGCGACGCTGGCCTGGCGTCCGGGTGACAGCGGACAGAAAAAACTGGTTCAGTTGTTCGACTCCGGTGAAGTCTGCGCGTTTCGTATCAAATATCCCAACGGTACTGTTGATGTTTTCCGTGGCTGGCTGAGTTCACTGGGTAAAACCATTGCCTCAAAAGACGTGATGACCCGCACCGTGAAAATCAGCGGTGTGGGGCGTCCATATCTGGCAGAGGAGGGCACTGAAACCGTGGGCGTTACCGGGCTGACGGTGGCACCGGCATCCGCCAGTGTCAATGTGGGAGCAACCACCACGCTGACCTTTACAGTAAAACCTGACGGAGCCAGTGACAAAGCGATCAGTGTGCATTCGACAGATCCACAGACTGCCACGGTGACCCTGAACGGGCTTGTGGCCACGGTGAAAGGCGTGAAGCAGGGCAGTGTCAGCATTGTGGGCATGACTTCTGACGGCGATTTTGTGGCAGTGGCTACGGTGGCTGTCAGCGCCGCAGGTTAACAGGACGATACTCATCATTTGCCCCGGTTATCCGGGGCTTTTTTGCAGGTGGAGAACATGATGTTTCTGAAACAGGGCACGTTTAATTATGAAAAGCAGTCCGTGGTGCTCAGTGAGCTGTCCGGGCTGCAGAGAATTGAATATCTGGCGTTTGTTCAGCAGCGAACGGCAAAGTTTGATGCCGAAGAGGGAGAACTGCCGGAGGCTGAACGACAGATTGCTTTTTTGCGGATGGGGATGGATATCAATGCCTGGCTGGTTTCCCGCTCACTGTGGAATGCGGAACAGTCTCAGGATGTTGAGACGCTTTGCGCATCCGTTATTACAACATGGTCGTATGATGCCCTGGGAGCGGGGGCGGAGATGGTTCTGTCGCTGAGCGGTATGGGAGCCATTGAGAATGCCGGGGATTTGGAGCATGAGGTGCTGACGCCGGAAAAGTCCTGACGCGGGAAATGCAGTTTGTCATGCGGCTTGCCCGGGAGTTCCGGCGGGCAGACTGGCGGCGGATGCTGTCGGAAATGTCGGCCACTGAGCTTGGTGAGTGGGGCGATTATTTCCGGATGCAGAGCTTCAGTGATGTGTGGATGGATGCGCAGTTTGCCTCGCTGAAGGCATTGATCGTGAGAATGGTGTCCGGTAGCAGTGATGCTGCGGTGGCTGATTTCAGCCTTTTACCGGAAGAGAACGGGATACCGGAGCGAACGGACGAAGAACTGATGCATCTTGGGGAAGGTATTTCAGGAGGTGTGCGTTATGGACCAGATAGCCAACCTGGTCATTGATTTGGGGATTGATGCGGCAGAGTTTAAAAATGAAATTCCCCGTATCAAAAACCTTCTGAATGGTGCAGCCAGCGATGCAGAACGGTCTTCTGCCCGTATGCAGCGTTTTATGGAGCGTCAGACTCAGGCCGCCCGGCAGACAATGCAGGCGGCTTCTTCGGCTGCAACAGCCGCATCCGTCCATGCGCAGACGGTGGAGAAGAGCGCACAGGCTCATGAATGCATGGCCCGCGAGGTGGAGCAAACCCGCCAGCGTATGGAGGCACTGAGCCAGAAAATGCGCGAGGAACAGGCGCAGGCCATGGCTCTGGCGGAGGCTCAGGATAAAGCGGCTGCCGCGTTTTATCGTCAGATTGACAGTGTGAAACAGGCCAGTGCGGGGCTGCAGGAATTACAGCGTATTCAGCAGCAGATCAGACAGGCCAGAAACAGTGGCGGGATTGGTCAGCAGGATTATCTGGCGCTGATTTCTGAGGTTACGGCGAAAACCCGTGTTCTTACGCAGGCTGAGGCAGAGGCTACCCGACAGAAAGTGGCGTTTATCCGTCAGCTTAAAGAGCAGGCAACCCGCCAGAATCTTTCTTCTTCTGAGTTGCTTCGTGCTAAGGCTGCTCAGCTGGGGGTAAGCAGTGCTGCAGAAGTGTATATCCGCAAAATGGAGCAGGCAGGAAAAGCCACGCATTCGCTGGGTCTGAAAAGTGCAGCGGCCCGCCAGGAGATAGGCGTTCTGATAGGTGAACTGGCTCGCGGCAATTTAGGGGCGCTGAGGGGATCCGGGATAACGCTGGCTAACCGTGCCGGATGGATAGACACACTGATGTCACCGAAAGGCATGATGCTGGGCGGGGTTATTGGCGGTATTGCTGCGGCTGTCTATGGTCTGGGTAAAGCCTGGTATGACGGTCAGAAGGAGGGGGAAGAATTTAACCGCCAGCTGTCGCTGACGGGGCATTATGCCGGAGTCACTGCCGGGCAGCTGTGGACGCTCAGTCGTGCTATTTCCGGGAATGGTATCACGCAACATGCTGCAGCCGGTGCGCTGGCTCAGGTGGTGGGGAGTGGTGCATTTCGTGGAAACGATATCGGTATGGTGGCGAGAGCTGCCGCACAGATGGAGCGATCGGTTGGCCAGTCGGTCAGCGATACCATAAGTCAGTTTAAGCGGCTGAAGGATGATCCTGTAAATGCCGCGAAGGCTCTGGACAATGAGCTGCATTTTCTTACTGCCACTCAGCTTGAGCAGATACGCGTCCTTGGGGAACAGGGGCGGTCCAGTGATGCGGCACGGATAGCCATGTCTGCACTGGCAGAGGAAACCGGTCGGCGTACTGCGGATATTGATAATAACCTCAATGCGCTGGGTAGTACGCTGCAAACCTTGTCTGACTGGTGGAAGCAGTTCTGGGATGCGGCCATGAATATTGGTCGTGAAGATTCGCTGGATGCGCAGATTGCCACTTTGCAGGAGAAAGTGTCGCGGGCGAAAAGACTCCCCTGGACGGCATCATCTTCTCAGGTTGAATACGATCAGCAGCGTCTTAACGATCTTCAGGAGAAAAAACGCCAGAAGGATTTGCAGGATGCAAAAGAGCAGGCAGAGCGGAATTATCAGGAGCAACAGAAACGCCGTAATGCTGAAAATGCTGCACTGAATCGGATGAATGAAACGGAAGCTGCACGACATCAGCGTGAAATTGCGCGTATTAATGCCATGCAGTACGCCGATCAGGCTGTCAGGGATGCTGCGATACAACGTGAAAATGAACGTTACGAGAAAGCCCTGGCATCCGGTAAGAAAAAAACACGCGAAACCCGTAATGATGAGGCCACCAGGTTATTGCTGCAGTACAGCCAGCAACAGGCACAGGTGGAAGGACAGATTGCTGCTGCAAGACAGTCAGCAGGCATTGCCACTGACAGGATGACAGAAGCGCATAAACAGCTTCTGGCTCTGCAGCAGCGCATCAGCGATCTGGACGGGAAAAAACTGACGGCAGATGAAAAGAGTGTGCTGGCCCGTAAAGATGAACTGATTCAGGCACTGACGCTGCTGGATGTAAAACAGCAGGAGCTTCAGAAACAGACGGCACTCAACGATCTGAAGAAAAAAACAATTCAGCTGACCAGTCAACTGGCTGAAGAAGAGCGCGCTCAGCGTCAGCAACATGACCTGGATATCGCCACGGTGGGTATGGGTGATCAGCAGCGGCAGCGATATCAGGTACAACTGAGTCTTCGCCAGAAATACCAGCAACAGCTGGAGCAGTTGAGGCGGGATAGTGAGCAGAAAGGGACATATAACACGGATGACTACAGAAAGGCCGAGCAGGCGCTGACGGAGAGCCTGAACCGACAACTGAATGAGAATCGCCGTTACTGGCAACAGCTTGAAATTGCTCAGGGTAACTGGAAAAACGGTGCTATGCGGGCGTTTCAGAATTTCACGGCAGATGCGGATAATGCGGCAGGCACTGCTGAGCAGATGCTTACAGCGGCATTTAACAGTGCAGGTAATGCACTGGCAACGTTCTGTACTACCGGAAAACTGAACTTCAAATCTTTTACCGCCTCGCTCCTTTCTGATCTGGCAAAAATCATGGCTCAGATGTCCATGATGCAGGCAGTTAAGGGGATTGGTTCGGCGTTTGGCTGGGGGAGTGCAGCAACTGCCAGTGTGACGCCCAATGCTGATGGTGGTGTTTATCAGTCTGCTGATTTGAGTCGCTACAGTGGCACGGTGGTTAACCGTCCGACGTTTTTTGCTTTTGCAAAAGGTGCAGGTGTGATGGGGGAAGCTGGGCCTGAAGCCATTCTGCCTCTGCGTCGTGGTGCTGACGGTAAGCTGGGGGTTGTGGCGGATATTGGTGGTTCAGGTATGGCGATGTTTGCCCCGCAGTACAACATCGAGATCAATAACGATGGCACGAACGGGCAGATAGGTCCGGCTGCCCTGAAGGTGGTTTATGACCTTGGGAAAAAAGCGGCAGCGGACTTTATGCAACAGCAGGCCCGTGATGGTGGTCGGTTAAGTGGAGCATATCGGTAATGGAGACGTTTCACTGGAAAGTGCGCCCGGATATGAATGTGGTATCAGAGCCGAAAGTGGTGACAGTGAAGCTGGGCGATGGTTATGAACAGCGTCGTGCGGCGGGACTGAATAACCAGTTGTCGACTTACAGCGTGACGATACGTGTTCGTAAATGTGAACACCCATCTTTAAAAGTCTTTCTGGAACGGCACGGTGGCGTCCGCGCATTTCAGTGGACGCCACCTTATGACTGGAAGCCGATCAGGGTGGTTTGTCGTAAATGGTCGGCAAGCGTGGGGGCGCTGTGGGTAACCATAACGGCAGATTTTGAACAGGTCGTGGCATAGGAGGCTCTGATGCAGGATATTCCACAGGAAACACATCATGAGACGACACGCCTCACTCAGTCAGCCCAGGTGGTGCTCTGGGAAATCGATCTGACAGAGGTCGGTGGTGAACGTTATTTTTTCTGTAATGAGCAGAACGAAAAAGGTGAGCCGGTTACCTGGCAGGGGCGGCAGTATCAGGCATACCCCATTCAGGGGACGGGATTTGAACTGAACGGCAAGGGCAGTGCTGCCCGTCCGACACTGACGGTTTCTAACCTGCACGGCATGGTCACCGGGATGGCGGAAGACCTGCAGAGTCTGGTCGGCGGAACGGTGGTCAGGCGTAAGGTTTACGCCCGTTTTCTGGATGCGGTGAACTTCGTCAACGGAAACAGCGACGCCGATCCAGAGCAGGAGGTGATCAGCCGCTGGCGCATCGAGCAGTGCAGCGAACTGAGTGCGGTCAGTGCCTCCTTTGTGTTGTCCACACCGACGGAAACGGATGGTGCCGTTTTTCCGGGACGTATCATGCTGGCCAACACCTGCACCTGGACCTATCGCGGTGATGAGTGCGGTTATCACGGTCCGGCGGTCGCGGATGAATATGACCAGCCGACGTCCGATATCACGAAGGATAAATGCAGCAAATGCCTGAGCGGTTGTAAGTTCCGCAATAACGTCGGCAACTTTGGCGGCTTCCTTTCCATTAACAAACTTTCGCAGTAAATCCCATGACACAGACAGAATCAGCGATTCTGGCGCACGCCCGGCGATGTGCGCCAGCGGAGTCGTGCGGCTTCGTGGTGAGAACGCCGGAAGGGGAAAGATATTTTCCCTGCGTGAATATCTCCGGTGAGCCGGAGGCGTATTTCCGGATGTCGCCGGAGGACTGGCTGCGGGCAGAGATGCAGGGTGAGATTGTTGCGCTGGTCCACAGCCACCCCGGTGGTCTGCCCTGGCTGAGTGAGGCTGACAGGCGGCTGCAGGTGCAGAGCGATTTGCCTTGGTGGCTGGTCTGCCGGGGTGAGATTCACAAGTTCCGCTGTGTGCCGCATCTTACCGGGCGGCGCTTTGAGCACGGGGTGACGGACTGTTACACGCTGTTCCGGGATGCTTATCATCTGGCGGGGATTGAGATGCCGGATTTTCATCGCGGGGATGACTGGTGGCGTAACGGTCAGAATCTCTATCTGGATAATCTGGAAGCAACAGGGCTGTATCAGGTGCCGTTGTCATCGGCGCAGCCGGGCGATGTGCTGCTGTGCTGTTTTGGTTCATCGGTGCCGAATCATGCCGCCATTTACTGTGGTGACGGCGAGCTGCTGCACCATATTCCTGAACAACTGAGCAAACGAGAGAGGTATACCGACAAATGGCAGCGACGCACACACTCCCTCTGGCGTCACCGGGCATGGCACGCATCTGCCTTTACGGGGATTTACAACGATTTGGCCGCCGCATCGACCTTCGAGTGAAAACGGGGTCCGAAGCCATCCGGGCGCTGGCCATGCAGATCCCGGCGTTTCGTCAGAAACTGAGCGACGGCTGGTACCAGGTACGCATTGCCGGGCGTGATGCAGGTGAAACCGAATTGTCTGCCCGTCTTAATGAGCCGCTGGCAAATGGTGCCGTGATCCACATCGTGCCGCGTCTGGCGGGAGCTAAAAGTGGCGGTGTGTTTCAGGTGGTGCTGGGGGCGGCGCTGATTGCGGTGGCATGGTGGAACCCTGTGGGCTGGCTGGGTGCCGCGGCTGTATCGGGCATGTATGCGGCAGGGGCCAGTATGATCCTGGGCGGAGTGGCGCAGATGCTGGCACCGAAAGCCAGGACGCCCACGGCAGCAAGTACAGATAACGGCAAACAGAACACCTATTTCTCCTCACTGGATAACATGGTTGCCCAGGGCAATGTTCTGCCCGTTCTGTACGGTGAAATGCGCGTGGGGTCGCGGGTGGTCTCTCAGGAGATCAGCACGGCAGACGAAGGGGATGGTGGTCAGGTTGTGGTGATTGGTCGCTGATGCAAAATATTTTATGTGAAACCGCCTCCGGGCGGTTTTGTCGTTTATGGAGCGTGACGAATGGGTAAAGGCAGCAGTAAGGGGCATACTCCGCGCGAAGCGAAGGACAACCTGAAGTCCACGCAGCTGCTGAGTGTGATCGATGCCATCAGCGAAGGGCCGGTTGAAGGTCCGGTGAATGGATTAAAAAGCGTGCTGCTGAACAGTACGCCGGTGCTGGACAGTGAGGGGAATACCAATATATCCGGCGTCACGGTGGTGTTCCGGGCCGGTGAGCAGGAGCAGACACCGCCGGAGGGATTTGAATCCTCCGGCTCCGAGACGGTGCTCGGTACAGAAGTGAAATATGACACGCCGATCACCCGGACCATCACGTCGGCAAACATTGACCGTCTGCGTTTTACTTTCGGCGTGCAGGCACTGGTGGAAACCACCTCAAAGGGGGACAGGAATCCATCGGAAGTCCGCCTGCTGGTTCAGATACAACGTAACGGTGGCTGGGTGACGGAAAAAGACATCACCATTAAGGGTAAAACCACTTCACAGTATCTGGCCTCGGTGGTGGTGGATAACCTGCCGCCGCGCCCGTTTAATATCCGGATGCGCAGGATGACGCCGGACAGCACCACAGACCAGCTGCAGAACAAAACGCTCTGGTCGTCATACACCGAAATCATCGATGTGAAACAGTGCTACCCGAACACGGCACTGGTCGGCGTGCAGGTGGATTCGGAGCAGTTCGGCAGCCAGCAGGTGAGTCGTAATTATCATCTGCGCGGGCGCATTCTGCAGGTGCCGTCGAACTATAACCCGCAGACGCGGCAATACAGCGGTATCTGGGACGGAACGTTTAAACCGGCATACAGCAACAACATGGCCTGGTGTCTGTGGGATATGCTGACCCATCCGCGCTACGGCATGGGGAAACGTCTTGGTGCAGCGGATGTGGATAAATGGGCGCTGTATGTCATCGGCCAGTACTGCGACCAGTCAGTGCCGGACGGCTCTGGCGGCACGGAGCCGCGCATCACCTGTAACGCTTACCTGACCACACAGCGTAAGGCGTGGGATGTTCTCAGTGATTTCTGCTCGGCGATGCGCTGTATGCCGGTATGGAACGGGCAGACGCTGACGTTCGTGCAGGACCGACCGTCGGATAAGGTGTGGACCTATAACCGCAGTAATGTGGTGATGCCGGATGATGGCGCGCCGTTCCGCTACAGTTTCAGCGCCCTGAAGGACCGCCATAATGCCGTTGAGGTGAACTGGATTGACCCGAATAACGGCTGGGAAACGGCAACAGAGCTTGTGGAGGATGCGCAGGCCATTGCCCGTTACGGTCGTAACGTCACGAAGATGGATGCCTTTGGCTGTACCAGCCGGGGGCAGGCGCACCGTGCCGGGCTGTGGCTGATTAAAACGGAACTGCTGGAAACGCAGACCGTGGACTTCAGCGTGGGTGCTGAAGGGCTTCGCCATGTACCGGGCGATGTTATTGAAATCTGCGATGATGACTATGCCGGTATCAGCATCGGTGGTCGCGTGCTGGCGGTGAACAGCCAGACCCGGACGCTGACGCTCGACCGTGAAATCACGCTGCCATCCTCCGGCACCACGCTGATAAGCCTGGTTGACGGAAGTGGCAATCCGGTCAGCGTGGAGGTTCAGTCCGTCACCGACGGCGTGAAGGTAAAAGTGAGCCGTGTTCCTGACGGCGTTGCCGGATACAGCGTATGGGGGCTGAAGCTGCCGACGCTGCGCCAGCGCCTGTTCCGCTGCGTGAGTATCCGTGAGAACGATGACGGCACGTATGCCATCACCGCCGTGCAGCATGTGCCGGAAAAAGAAGCCATCGTGGATAACGGGGCGCACTTTGACGGCGACCAGAGCGGCACGGTGAATGGTGTCACGCCGCCAGCGGTGCAGCACCTGACCGCCGAAGTCACCGCAGACAGCGGAGAATATCAGGTGCTGGCGCGCTGGGACACGCCGAAGGTGGTGAAGGGCGTGAGCTTCCTGCTTCGCCTGACCGTGGCAGCGGATGACGGCAGTGAGCGGCTGGTCAGCACGGCCCGGACGACGGAAACAACATACCGCTTCAGGCAGCTGGCGCTGGGGAACTACAGGCTGACAGTCCGGGCGGTAAATGCCTGGGGACAGCAGGGAGACCCAGCGTCGGTATCGTTCCGGATTGCCGCACCGGCAGCGCCGTCACAGATTGAGCTGACGCCGGGCTATTTTCAGATAACTGCCACGCCGCATCTTGCGGTTTATGACCCGACGGTGCAGTTTGAGTTCTGGTTCTCGGAAAAGCGGATTGCGGATATCAGGCAGGTTGAAACAAGCGCGCGTTATCTTGGTACGGCGCTGTACTGGATAACTGCCAGTATCAATATCAAGCCGGGCCATGATTATTATTTTTACGTTCGCAGTGTGAACACCGTTGGCAAATCGGTATTTGTGGAGGCTGTCGGTCGGGCGAGCGATGATGCGGAAGGTTATCTGGATTTTTTCAAAGGCCAGATAACCGAATCCCATCTCGGCAAGGAGCTGCTGGAAAAAGTCGAGCTGACGGAGGATAACGCCAGCAAACTGGAGGAGTTTTCGAAAGAGTGGCAGGACGCCAGTGATAAGTGGAATGCCATGTGGGGCGTCAAAATTGAGCAGACCAAAGACGGCAAACATTATGTCGCGGGTATTGGCCTCAGCATGGAGGACACGGAGGAAGGCAAACTGAGTCAGTTTCTGGTTGCCGCCAATCGTATCGCGTTTATTGACCCGGCAAACGGGAATGAAACGCCGATGTTTGTGGCGCAGGGCAACCAGATATTCATGAACGACGTGTTCCTGAAGCGCCTGACGGCCCCCACCATTACCAGCGGCGGCAATCCTCCGGCCTTTTCCCTGACACCGGACGGAAAGCTGACCGCTAAAAATGCGGATATCAGTGGCAGTGTGAATGCGAACGCCGGGACGCTCAACAACGTCACGGTAAATGAGAACTGTACAATTAAGGGCATGCTGGAGGCGAACCAGGTCAGAGGTGACTTCGTTAAAACTGTATCCAAATCATTCCCGAAAAAGGCTGGTACGTGGGGTAACACGGAAACACCAGACGGGACGGTTACAGTCACCATTTTCGATGATCATAACTTTGACCGCCAGATTATTATTCCGCCCATTATTTTTAACGGTGTGGCGTATGACGATCCGGGGAGAGGTAATAACCCGGGAGGTACGCGATACACGGGTTATGGTTTTGAAGTTCGCAAAAATGGCGTATTAATCGCATCCAGAGAAACTAAAGGAGCCATTCCCGGTAGTTACAGTGCGGTTATTGATATGCCGAGTGGTGGTGGTAACGTCACTCTGGAGTTTAAGATTTTCCAGAAAGGCAATCAGGGCGCAGGTAACATCACAGACTGTACGGTGATTGTGACCAAAAAAGCCGCTTCCGGTATCAGTATCCGTTGAAATATTTATAACCCCAATACGGGCGCCAGAAATGGCGCCTTTTTTATTTGTGGAGTGAGTATGGCAGTACAGATTTCAGGTGTGCTGAAAGACGGCACAGGAAAACCGGTACAGAACTGCACAATCCAGCTGAAAGCAAAACGTAACAGCACCACGGTGGTGGTGAACACGCTGGCCTCAGAAAATCCGGATGAAGCCGGGCGTTACAGTATGGACGTTGAGTACGGTCAGTACAGCGTTATTCTGTTGGTGGAGGGATTCCCGCCGTCACATGCCGGGACCATCACCGTGTATGAAGATTCTCAACCCGGTACGCTGAATGATTTTCTCGGTGCCATGACGGAGGATGATGCCCGTCCGGAGGCACTACGCCGTTTTGAACTGATGGTGGAAGAGGTGGCGCGTAACGCGTCCGCGGTGGCACAGAACACGGCAGCCGCGAAGAAGTCAGCCAGTGATGCCAGCACATCAGCCCGTGAGGCGGCAACCCATGCGGCTGATGCTGCGGACTCAGCACGTGCAGCCAGCACGTCAGCCGGACAGGCCGCGACGTCGGCTCAGGAGGCTTTTTCCAGCGCAGGAACAGCATCAGCAAAAGCCTCTGAGGCATCAAAAAGTGCTGCCGCTGCAGAGTCCTCAAAAAGCGCGGCGGCTACCAGTGCCGGTGCGGCGAAAACGTCAGAAACGAATGCCTCAGCCAGTGCCACCGCCGCCGGAAAATCGGCAGAAAGTGCTGCATCGTCCGCTTCAACAGCCACAACGAAGGCTGGCGAAGCCGCTGAACAGGCCAGCGAAGCAGCGAAGTCTGCTTCCGCAGCGAAGACATCTGAAACAAACACGAAAGCGTCAGAAAACAGGGCGGCTTCGTCAAAAACGGCAGCAGCATTATCAGCAGCTTCGGCAGCGTCAATGGCATCATCTGCGTCTGCTTCAAAAGATGAGGCGACCAGACAGGCGTCAGAAGCGAAGGACAGTGCCACGACGGCATCCACGAAGGCGACAGAGGCAGCGGGCAGTGCGACGGCGGCAGCACAGAGCAAG